GTGCACCAGATCAAAAGACTGCAGAATCTCACAGCCCGGCATAAAGTGCATGGTTGTGGATACCATATAATAGGTGTCTTCTACGCGGATCACGTCCGGATCTGGATAATCCAATCTTGTTATAGGATTTACATTCATTGTTTATTCCTTTCTGTTTTATCTCCATATTCTTTCTTTGTTCTATTCTATTTTTACTATTTTATCTTTGTTTCTTATCCGTCTGCCTTTTCAACTCTTCTCTGCCCCATTTCACTATTGCTAATATCACAATCTCACAGTAAAATATAATAATCGAAAACGATCCTGCACCATGTTATTCATCAGAAATTTCCGGTTTGCACAGATTTACCGGGAATAAACAGAAGGAGACCAGCATGAAGGAAAACCGCAAACTATTAAAAGAAGTGCTTAAAGAAATTCGCGCCATGATATGACCAATGAGGAGGTCCTGAATCTGCTTGCGGTCAAAGCCTTTGATCCATTTCCTTTTATCCTGCTTAATCTCGTGCTGTCCTGTGTAGCTGCGATTCAGGCACCTCTTATCATGATGAGTCAGAACCGGCAAGAAGAAAAAGATCGCCAACGTGCTGAAAATGACTATAAGGTTAATCTCAAAACTGAGATCATGATTGAAGATCTCTATACATTAACAGTAGTATGCTTTTTAGTTGTACGTAAAATGATATGCCCTAGCACCATGACTCTTTAATGACACACTAAGGCTCTTTGGCTCTTCCATGTGCTCTCCGCTCCAAAGCTCCGTTCCATTTACTCCATCATAAATCTCCAGATCGGCAAGCGGCATGGATATGTCACTGTCTTTATCACCAAGATTAAATACCGCGACATAATATCCACCCTTTGTATCTGCTGCAATCCACAATGCATGCTCTATACCATCGATTTCACGTCTCCACACCTGATGCGAATGCCGTGCATTTGCATGCATGGCAAGTATTTCAGAATTGGTTACCAGATTCATAGTGAATTCGTCAAACCCTGTCAGCTCTCCTCCCAGCATCAAAGGAGAACGCATGATACTCCAGAGTGTCAGCATGGTGATCTGCTCATCCTGTGTGAAATTCGTCCAGTTATTCACATCATATACCTGCCGTATCGGTCCGACCGGAAGCATATCGGCATCCGGCCAGTGCCCTGCACCTGCATGGGTGCACCATTTTTCTGCTCTTGAAAACATATCATATAACAGTTCCCACTTATCCCAGAAATCATCGGTGATTCTCCACATATTGGAAATCTGCTTATAAAGCTCTGCCTTTTCTAAAAGAGCAGGTCCCGGCGACAGACTTAAAACCATGGGTCTTCCGCAACCATGCAATGCTTTGCTCAACATAATCAGTTCGGATTCCTCATGTGGCAGTTCCCGTGCAATATCATCACATTTAATAAAATCCACACCCCAGGAAGCATATAATTCAAAAATACTGTTATAGTATTCCCGTGCCCCGTCTTTCTCAGGATCTACACCATACATATCCGTATTCCAGGCACAGATACTGTTTGTTTTGGCAATTTCCCGGGCATGTCTGTCACTGTTCATGATTTTCGTGTTCTGATGTACAGCCTGTCGTGGAATCCCTCTCATAATATGAATGCCGAACTTCAATCCAAGAGAATGGACATATTCTGCCAATGGTCCAAAGCCCGCACCGTTTGCTGCGGAAGGAAAACGATTTACTGCGGGAAGCAGTCTTCCATACTCATCCATTACTACATCCGCAAAAGGATGATACTCATTGGTTGCAGCATAAGGCTCATACCATTGGATATCCACCACAATATATTCCCAACCGTACTCCTTCAGATGCTCAGCCATAAATTCAGCGTTCCGTCGTACGATATCTTCTGTAACAGCCGCTCCATAACAATCCCAGCTGTTCCACCCCATAGGTGCGGTTTTCATCTTCATCTGTTTTATACCCTCTCGATATCCTGTTAATTCTGTCCGTAATATGCATCTGCACCATGCTTACGGAAATAATGCTTATCCTGTAATTCCTGCGGATGAATCAGCTCCAGCATGACCGACTTTCCGCAGCGGCGGATACCGGTCATAACCTTGATCAGCTCCGTTCCACTTCGGTCCGCGTTGAGCAAAGGTCCACCGGACCTTTAGCGCCCTTGGAAAGTAAGACAACCGTCTCGACATTTGCGGTCCAGGGGAACTGGTCCACGGCCACGGCCTTGTCCACGCGGTAACCGTTCTCCAGAAACACTTCCAGATCCCGCACAAGGCTGGTGGGTTTACAGGAGATATAAACGATATGATCCACGCCGTAAGCAATGATCTTAATGAGTGCTTCTATTAGGTGAATATCAAAAGGAGTTTTATATGCCTAAAACAAAAATACACCATAATATAAAAACAAGCAAGTTAAAACTTATGCGAATCACACGTCATCTTAAGCAGTCAGAACTTGCAGACCTTTCCGGAGTACCTTTGAAATGTATTGGAAATTATGAACAACTACGGAGAGATATCAACCATGCGCAAGTTTGCATCGTATATCGACTCGCAAAAGCTCTTGATTGTTCCATTGAGGAATTGCTCGATACCGACTTGCTGTAGTCTTGCATATTTACATCAAATAACAAAGTTAACGTAAAAAGGCGGAGAACACCCCTTCTAGTTCTCCGCCTTTGTAATAATCACCCATGAGAAGGATTTTATGGGTAGTCTCAGGATATCATACCTGCTGCCGATCCGTCAATTATAGAATGCCATCTGAATGCTGTTGTATCCTACTTTTCCATCCGCAGTAAGATTCAGCTTTTTCTGCGTTGCAATGGTCTCTTTTCTCGCATCTTTTCCATACTTACCATCTACGCTCTGGTCATGCCCTAAAATCTCATTGCAGCGTGTCTGCCACCACTTAACTACTTCACCAGTGGACCCTACCTTATAAGTCAGTCCGAATTTCTTTGCCTGCAAGCAGATCTGCCGTCTTACATACTGAGTATTGGGACCATCTTTGCCATCTTCGGCCAGCTTTCTCCCCTTTGCATCCCGGTAACCGTCAGCATTTGCGGCACGTTGGAAGTTCTGGATGTTAATGTTACATACTTCCTCACGCTCCGCCGGTACTGACACCATTTCAAAGTCTGTATAAAAAATATTGATATCACACTTGCCACTGATTCCAGGCACAACTCCAGAGGACGTATACTGCCAGATATCGGCCAGATTCAGTTCAGCTTCGCTCAGAGACACTCCGTACCTAGCATACCACACATACACCTTTCCCAGCGCTGCCACAATCTTGTCCATATCAAAGTAATTTTTAAGGTAATCCCGATTGGTGTAAATCACCGGGACGTGTCCTCTTTCCTTTACTCTCGACAAAAACGCAATAGCCATATTCGTTGCCAGTTCTTTGGTGATATTTACCCCCTTAGTTCTGGCATAGCGTACAGTGTCATATTCGCAGTCATATGCGACAGGACATTTTTCCCAATATTTCTCGACCTGATCACAGCAATAGTCCCCTTCGTTTCTTGCCATGAGTTCAGAAAACGCATAAGAAAACCAGTAAATAATGGCTAAAACTCCCAGATTTACGCATGCAAGCGCATTGCTGACATACTTCTCATCAACGTTATTTTTACCATACCCTGCCCGGATGCCGATACGCTTGTATCCTGCATCGCGTACCTTCTTGATGTTGACATTTCCGTTGTGTTTGGAAATGTCGGGTCCTTTATATAATGCCTGTTTCATGTTACTCCTCCTTCTTTCCGTCAAAGTCCAGCAGGTTCCTCAACAGTTCGTACATACCAGTGGCCGCCAGCCCGGAGATCATACCTCCCAGTACAACCTCTGCATTGATACCGGCCTGCAGGTGTATAATGATTGCAATGATGGTTCCCATGCTCAGGGATGCAAGCGGAATAAACTTGTTGGGAAACTTGTCAAATGCTTCCTTAAGCACATAGCCTGTCAGCAGGCAGATTCCTAAAATGATGGGGTCTACGAGTTGCAATAAAAATGATAAATCCATAATGTTATCCTCTCTTTCTTAAAATGCCTGGACAGCTGCGAAAATCAGTCCAGTAACCAAGAATGTAATGATTGCTCCTACTACAGTATTAAATAGTGTTCGTTTTGCGTTGCTCCACTCTTTTCCCGGGGCACGCTCCATATCATCCACACGGCTATCCATCTTTTCAACTTTCTGGTTTAAGCTGGATACCGTCTCGTTAGTGTGTTTTACTTCCTCTACCAACTGGATCATTGTGGTTGACATGGTATGAATCTCTTCAGTCACTCTCTCCAGTTTATCAATCCGATGAGTATTGGATTTTGCTCTGGCTTCTACTTCTGTGATCCGATGTTCCATTTCGGTTTCATTCATGTCGCACCTCACTCAATAAAGATAAGAGCCGGTCACCTCCCTGCGGGAAACAATCGGCTCATGGCTTTTGGTTACTATGTAATTGTTTGGGACCGTCTCTCACTCTCATAGATTTTCTCCTACTCTGCGGTCAGATCTGCCAGTTGTGTCTCCAATATGTTAATTTGATCCCGAAGAGCCTGCCGTTCTGCATGGACAGTTTCCATATCATACTCAGTCTGCTCTCCCATCAGTGTATACTCGTAAGTCTTGATTACCTTATAGTCGCTGGCTGCGATCCGGTTCTTGAGATCTGCGATTTGTGCATTTACCTGACTAATCTGCCTCTGCCTTGCCAACTCCGCAAGCTCCTCTTCTGTGGGCTCCGGTTGCACCGGTGCAACTGGCTCAATATATACAGAGCCGTCATCGGACAGCTCGTACCAGCCGTCTCCCTTGCGGAATAAAGTTGTGTATGCCGCATATTCACCATTATCCAGCGGATATTTGCAATCTGCGTCCAAATAGAGACGGAAGCCGTCAGTATTTATTGTGATGTTGTCTCCGGTGATCCGGATCACGTGAGGACTCTCTTCTGACACAATGGCCTTTGTAACGGTCTTTTTCTTTTTAAATTTGATATAGCCCATAACATGACTCCTTTCTAGCGCTGTTCTGGCCGCGCCCGCCTTCTGATTTTCTACTGCTAATCTCCACCCATTATTCAATCACTCCTTCTGTAAATGGCAAGTTAAACCAAGATGCCGATTTGACTTTAGTAAATTGTGTATCGTGGAGTTCAGATAATAGCATTTCCAAAATTGGTAACAGGGTATTTG